GTGTAGGTCATAGCTTTCGTCGCAACCACCTAAGTCTTTAACAACTACGGTCGGGATTGATGCGTAGTTTAACTCCCACTCAATAGGGTGTTTTACCTGTCTTATACCTTTTGAACCATCATCTCTTGGGTCTTGCCATACTTTGATGTCTGGTTTCTTTGTGTAATCAGATTCAAATACAGTTATCAAACCTTCTGGGTTTGTGATGTCATCTTTACAAGGGTAATGATATTGGTGTGAAATACCTGTAACTAATGTGTTCTTATCTTGTAAGTATAAGTCCCAGTACTTTTGTAACCCGTAATGTGGTACATAGATATAATCTTGAATTGATACAATCAACTCACCTTCGCAGTTTTTAAAACCTTGATTAATACATCTGGCAAGTTTTGCCTTGTAACCTTCTTCTGGTTTTAAATCTAACTCTTTGATGTGTTTAAGTTTAAATTCTTTTAAGTATTCTTTAACTTCTTTCTCTCTTTTATCGTATAATCCGTCAACAAAGACTACTTCAAAGTCTTTAAAAGATTGTCTCAAAAGACTTGCTTTTAGTATATCAAGTCCTCCGTACCTATTAGAAATGTATAATACTGAAATCATAGTTTATGTACCTTTCGTATATTAAGTAATTCTCTAATCTCTTCTGGTGCTTTAATCCATTCGTTATTAGGTGTGTACTTTGCAACTAAATCATTTGCCCATACCCCGTATTTTGATGGGACTTTGTTATTTATAAAATCTTCTGTGACTGATGGTTTCCAGTTTCTAAGATGATGAATTATCACATCTTCTTCAATCATTTTGGCTTTGAAAGGGTAAGATAGTAAAGGCCCGAATTTGTATTTAGGATTAACTATAAGTGGGTCTTTTTCTACTTGATCAAAAACCCCGTGCTCAAGGTCGTAATAGTAATCGACTGATTGATACGACCAGTCGAGTGCATAATTGTTCCAGTTAGATTTTCTGACATAGTTAAATATAGTTTTAAGGTCATTTTGTGTAAAAAAGTAATCAATGTCAAACTTAGTCACAAGATCAAAGTCTTCTAACTTAGATAACCCAAAGTTGCAACTGTTAGAGTGAAACATTGTTAGGTCATCATCTTGTGGGTCAAAGTGGTATATTTCAATCTCTGGATATAAATTTTTAACAATTTGTTCTGAGATGTCTGGTACTTCAGAAAGTCCGTGTTCATCTTTGTAGTTTCGCCAAGGTCTTGTCGCTTGAATCATTATTATCTTATCAGTATGTGGTTTTAACATTTCGATATGTTGAACTATAAATCTCTCACAATTCCAGTTAAGTAACATTGATGCGATAGTTCTACTTGCCATAGGTTTCAATTCCGTATTTTAATTGTTTAGCATAATAGTGCTCACTCCATAATGGTGATTCTAAAAGTTCTTTTAACTTTAGGTTATCTTCCTCAATTTTCACAATACACTCAGAAGCCCTTGCTTCAAGAACTGCTCTTTCCCCACCTCCGTAAATGTCAGCAGGTACATAAACACACTTAGCATTTTGGTAATATCTTGCAAGTCTTTCTGTAGACATTTGAGGAATAACACCTACCCCTTTAGAGAGTAGTTCGTTAATAATTTCCATACTTTCAGCTTTGTTGTTTTTTTGTATCTCGCCAATAACAACTCTACTTCCTTTTTCATTTATGATTTTCTCGTGTCTTTTCCACTTAGCAAATGAGCCCACAGATAATGTATCTATTGCCCTATACCTATTAAGTGTCATATCATCTTTGTTAAATATCTCTGAATTAATCCCAAATGCGTGTACTAAGTTTCCTTGTAATTTAAGAAACTTTCTTACCCATTCTGTTTCGTAAAATAAAACATCGTATGATTCAGTATCTTGTTCATGTACATTACCTCCAATACATAAACCTTTTCGAAATTTTAAGTTGGGTAAAGTTCTGAGTAACATATCAACTCTTGAGTGAAATGCACCATGTCCTAATAAAAAGTCATACTTTTCAAAGTTAGGAATGTCGTCACCTATGTTATACCTGTCATACCCAAGTATATTAATTGCTGCCCATAGTCCGTCTTTTACTTCGTATTTGTAATCTGAGACAAATAAAACTTTCATAATAATTTTTTTAGTCTTCTGTTAAATGCTTCTATTGTGTAGTCTTTTAAATCAAACTCAATAAACCCAGATTCAGATAATGCTTTTACAAGTGATGTTTCAAAGTAAGGTGTTGTAGCAAGTGATACATAAGTTCCATTTAAAAATGAAGCCTTGTTATCAACAACTGTAACTACTGGAACTTGACAAGCCATAGATGATAGTGCTAATTCAATATCATTGTCTTGTTCAAGAAGACAAGTAACTTTTGATTGATTTAAAAAGTCATTCATTAGAGTTGATGGAAAATCCGATAAGTAAAATAAATCTGGTGCTTCGTTCATTGATGCTGAGTTAGGTAAGTGTTCTATATTTAAAAATAAATCTAAGTTGTGAACAAGTTGTGGGAATATTCTTGAAAAATGTTTTCGTCTATCATCTGGTTTGAATAAGTTAGAGTTGTATACCGCAGCAACTGTTGCTTCTGGGTATACATTTAAATCTTCTTTAGTTGGTACAATCACTTCGTCCCAACTTAAACTCTTCTTTGGTAGTTCATAAGAGTCATAGATAAATATTTTCTTGTAATCTCCAACTAATATCTTTTCCCATTCGTAGTTAGGACTGCCTACACAAATAACTACATTAGGTTCAAAGTATTGGTTAATACCCCACTTCATAGATTTAATTGTGTTTTTAAACCATAGTAAATGTTCGCCCTTATGTATCGCTCCAAGAATAGGTGTGTGCATAAAAAACTCTACATGGTAATTTTTTGGTAAGTTTCTTAGAGCTTCAACCAATCCTAAATCGTGATTAACATAATAAAGGTGTGGTCTTTTAGTTCCAAATATAACTGCTACTTTTGTGTTATTCATAAATTCCTTGCTAACTCGTAAACTACATTTACTGTGACAGCGTTACCTAAACATTTGTATCTCTGAGTTGATGAAATACCATAGGTGTGCCCAACTTTTGTTTTAATTCCTATCGTAAAGGAATTTTGATTTAATATTTCTTTTGGAATGTATCCAGTTATGACATGGGTTACATACAAGGATAAGATTTGAAATTTTTGTTCTAAATTCTCGGTGTTTAAAGGGTCTAATGTGGTGAACTTCAAAAGTTCTTTGAGTGTGGTTAAATCGTTCTTTACATAATCTGCAGGTGGCGTTATCTCTTTTCCAAACTGATTTTCTTGCTTCTTTCCAATCTTTTGAAGTGTCAAACATCGCTCGTTCTGAGGTAACTCCCCCTTTCCAAAATTTGTTATTTTCCCCACTATTGTATTTAAACCAACAAGTAGTTGAACAAAATCTTCTACCCCTATGTGTGGGTGAGACCAGTTTTTCTTTCCCACATACTTCGCATTTAAGAGTAATTTTTTTTGACTGTGTATCTCTACTCCGTTTTCCTCGCAGCTGATAAGCACATCTGTCAGAACAGGTTTGTTTGTTTGTTGATTTTTTGTAGTCAAATTCAAACCCACAGATAACACAGTTTCTTTTAAGTCTTTTTTTTCTACATTCCCAACATACTTTTGCAACTTGGGATTTTGTATTTCCACACTCACAGGGTTCTTTTGATGGTCTAAACATATTTTTATTATAGAATATTTTTCGTCATTTGGAAAACCTTGCAGTCTTTCACACTCTATTTCAGTCAATCTTCTTAAACTATAGTTTTCTGGAATAATAACTGGGATATGCCCACCACCCATACCCATAGCAGATGTTAGTGTTGGTGATATTTCCCCGTTAGTTTGACTTGCATTCTTTTGTAAACCACCTAATACTTTTTGTATTTGTCCAAATTTTAAACTACTAATCCAAACCTTTTTACCAGTAGTAACTGTAGGTGCGATACCATCAGTTCCATAAACTCTTTGTCCAGAGTGTGGTGGGTTTGTTAGTTGGTTTATTCTTTCAGATGTTTCATCAGAGTTGCTGTTGCTTTCTCTGAAAGAAAATACCTCTGGTCTACTGATTCCTCTAAGATGTCCGACAATGTAAATCCTTTCACGATTTTGTGGGACTCCATAGTCCTTGCTGTTATACAAATTCCATTGACAATCGTACCCGAGCTCTGCAATCGTGGAGATGATGGTTCTGAAAGTTTGTCCAGAGTTATGAGATATAAGTCCTTTAACATTTTCGAGAATAAAGTACTTCGGCTGTTTATCTTTAAGTATCCTTGCGATTTCAAAAAAGAGTGTTCCTCTGGTGTCATCAAATCCGAGACGCTTTCCTGCGATTGAAAAAGCTTGGCAAGGGAATCCACCGACAAGTAAGTCGTGCTCTGGAATTTCTTCTGTTGATACTGTTTTGATGTCTCTTGTGTCGACTGGCCTGTTAAATCTTGTTTCATAAACTTTTGCTGCGTGTTTGTCCCACTCGTTAGTGTAAACACATTCGTGTCCTAACTTATCAAGTGCTAAATCAAACCCTCCTATTCCTGCGAATAAACTAATATACTTCATTTTCTCACCCAAAGTGTTGTACCTTCCCCGTTAGGGTACTCAAATTTTTCATACTTACCTTTACTATCAATTAAGTCCCAACCATATACTTCTTTACCATGTGAAGTATCGTGAGCCATAATAAAAGGTATTTCTTTTTCCATACAATAATTAACTAATTCTCCTCTTGCGTGACTTCCGCTGTCAACAAAAGCTAAATCATAACCTTCTAAAAAAATTCTATCAATTTTATTTTTTAACTTGTCGTCCCACTTATCTTCGTAGTCAAACATTGTTAACTTAAATCTATCTGTGTCATCTTTAAATAACTCTTGTACATACTCTCCCCAACCTCTTTGCTCTTCTCTAACTACAATCTCAATGCTATGTAAATTAATGCAGTTATCTTTAATGAACTTAGAACCTTGACCTAATCCGAACTCAACTACATTTATAATCTTGTTGTCTTTCATAACTTGAAGCATGTGTTCTTGCCAGTCAGCATTTCCGCCACCTGTGTCTTTTGGATAGTTAATATTCATTTAAAATGAACCTCCCAATCTTTAGCAATGTTTGCCCAAGCATACTTAATTGAGCCTTCTATTGCTTTCTGTTTTTCTTCTTTCATTCTTTTCTCATCTTTAGCAAGTGAGACAAGTTCCTTGATGTAAAGTTTTTGTACTTCAGGATCTGTAATATCACCATCAAGTTTTACTCCAGAAAATACTGTATCCTGAAGAGCTGCTAATTCCATTGTTACTGGTACACAACCAAGAGACTGCGACCTTACAGCAGTTATGCAGTGGGTTTCTTCGAAATGTGTAGGATATGCCCATATATCACATTTAGAGGTAATCTCATCTAACTTATCCTTTGAAACTCTTCCGTGATGAGTGATACCATCTTGTTTTATTAACTCTTCCATATCACTCTTCCACTTCATCATTGTAGGATTGTTGGCATAGCCGCGCAAAAACAAATCCCAGCCGTATAAAATTTCAAGAGTTGCATTAGGTAATTCTTTTTTAATCTCTGGCCACATCTTTAGTAGGTGTTCTAAACCTCTATCATAGGAACTCGCGTATAACATTTTCATAATTTAATTAAACCAATTTAAAATGGTTTGTCCTTTATAACCTTTCTCCCAAATATACCAAGCATAACATCTTGCGGAATTTGAGTTGTATTTTGAAAAATCTCCATTTTTAGCACAATTTAACCTTGAAGAAGAAACCCATATTTCTTTAATTGGGTATTTCTTAAGAAACTCTCTTCTCTTTTTACCTTCAACATAGTTTATACCCATAAACATTACTACCTTATTTCCGTCTGGAATTAGTGATATAGCTTTTTCAATAAATTCATTACAATATTTATATGGAGGATTAGTAACAATATCACCATCAAACTTTTTGTTAGTTTCTAAAAAGTTAATAATTTCATCTTGGTAACCTCTATTAATTAAATCAGTAGAATAAACATTGTATCCAGCTTCTTTAAATACTTCGGATAGGTGCCCCTCACCACAAGCACACTCCCAAATATTTTTATTCAATGTTGTTATTTGAAGTAAATGCTCTGCAGCTTTGGGTTCTGTAGCATAATAGTCATGTTTCTCTCTTTCTTCCATAGCATGATTACTTGCCCCAAGTGTTGTAAAAGTTGTTTTACTGTTACCTGTCCAATCTTTATTCATAAGTTAATTCCATTTCCAATAATTACTGCTTTACTGTTCGGTACATTAGGTAAGTTTCTTCTGTGCCATCTACTTTTAAAGAATATTTTGTTAACTTTAGCAACTCTTTCTGGAGTCCATTGATTCATATCTGCTATGTCATGTAAGTCCATGAATATTCTTTTTGCTGTTAGATTTTGTATATCAAGTAAATGAGGACTTCTCCAGAAAATTATCGTCGAGAATTTGTCGTTAAAATTAACCAGATTATAATGCTTATAAGTAACACCGTCATAGTCTCCGCCTTTATCTCCACAGTCACAATAGACTGTAACTTTGTAACCTAACTTTACCCATTCTTTAGCAAGATAAATAACAGCTGATTCTGACCCACCAATTCCCTTTTGTAGGTTATCTGGTGTCCATTCTTCAAAGTGTTTGTTACCCCAAGAAGCATAGTAAACAATTTCGTTATCTGTCCATTCTTTTGGTGGTTTAGAGTTTGATAGTTTCATCATAAACTCTTGTTCCAAGAAAGGATTTTTAATTGTGTTTAAGTATTGTTCTAAATATTCTGGGTGATTCTTTAGAATGTAAATTGCATAGTTATAAATCCCTTGAGCAATTTTATTTATCTCAATAGTGTGATTAACCCCTTCAAGAAGTTCATCTTTAACTAACTCGTCTCTTATTTCTGCAAACTTCTTCATTTCATCTAAGTCACCTTTTCTTTGTGCTTGTTGAAATTTAAGAGTTACAAATAAAAGTTTAGTTTCAAAAGGACTTCCGATAGTTGCTTTAGATTTAGGGTTTGGAAGAACAGCACCTTGATCAAGGTATATATCGCCCTCTTCGTGATTTCCTACCTTATAAAGGGCGTCAGCAAGTCTTAGGTAATCATTGTGGTTTGCTGGATAATATAAAATTGCTCTCTTATAAAAAGGAATAGCTTCGGCGTCTCTTCCGAGTCTTTGTCTAATAAGTCCTTTATAGTGGTAAGCAACTCCTATCTCCTCGTCCCAACCAGACATAGGTATGTATTTATCAAGGTATGTATCAGCTTCAATAAGTTTCTCTGGTTCTCCAATATCGTAGTAAGTTTTAGCAATGTAAAGTAATGTTCTTGGGTCTTTGTAGTCTTCTTGTTTAGCTTGTATTTCAAGTATTCGTACATTTCTTTTTAATGCTTTAACGGATTTATCCATTGTAGCAGTATGTACCCATACAAGATTTTGATTTAGTTTTTTATCATAGGTATATTGAACCATCTTTAAATCATTCATATTCCCATCTTTTACAACACAGACTTCGTGTAAATGTGAAGTCCATTTGTATCTACCTCTTTTTAAAAATCTTTCTCTTTCGTGAAATATAACTGGTTCTTTTACTGAACCATCTTCGTTAAAAATTACTGAGTAATAATAAGTACAAAATACTGCGTCTAAATTATTTTGTTTAGCGAGTGTAGTAATCTTTCGTATTTCAGAACCCCCTTGTAAAATGTCGTCGGTATCCGCCCATGAAATATAATCATAATCTGCAGTTACCATATCAAATGATACTTGCCTGGCTGCCGCAAAGTTAACAAATTCCCAAGTACCATCTTCGTTTTGATAGTACGGTTCTGGGTGTGTTTTAGGACTAATTGAAATAGAAGTTCCCTTCCACTTCTTAACTTCTTTATGTATTAGGTCGTGTTGACCTGATAAACCATTAACGACTACGAACAGTCCGTCAAAGTAAGGCATAAATGATTTAAGGGATTTTTGAAATAACTCGAGCTCTGAATTGTCTTTGACAATATAAGTAAGGGCGATTTTAGCTGTCATATAACCTATAATAACTAACTATAAGTGAGTGTCAATACTACAGAGAATCGCTTACTTTTAAGATAGGGAGAGCTTGAATAAGTTTATTAGTAAACTTTCTGTCCCATTTCTGAGTTGGAAACATTGCGTGCATATAGTTATGGAATCTTTCGGGTACTTCAAGTACATGCTGAACCATATCGCCTGACTCGTCTTTAATAATTGCATTTGTATCTTTAGTTGCGAGTCTATAGTTTTTCATTGTTTCAACAAAATTTCTATAGTGTGCGGGGTGTTCCATTCTAAATAGGTCAAAAAGTAAAACTACTGCTTCCCAATCATCTGGTGATTCTACTAAACCAGAATTGTTATGTTTTAGTTTTTCAACAACTTTATCAATAACCATTACTTGTTCTCTTGGAACAACTACATATTCAGCTGATTCTTTTAGTGCGTCCATAATATAAAAGGGTAGGTGTTTCCACCTACCCTATAGAAATAGAACAAAGTTACTGAAAAGAAAAGACTATATAGCCTCTCTTGAGTAACCTGTAGCTTTAACAGAAGCTCTTTGTGCAAGAGATTCTAAAGTCATTTCAGTAATATACTGACCTGCTGAGAAGTCTCCATTTGCTGGAAGTTCTGTAAAGCTTGGTTGTCTACCTTCAAGGAAAGCAATCTTGAATGTATCCATTCTTAGAGCGTAGATAGTTGTAGAACCAGCTACATTTCTTACATCTCTGTGAGGGATAATTCTGACTTGTCCAAGTGATGAATCGAATACTGAGATATTCTTATAAAGAGTATCTGTTTCGTTAACATAGTTAGTAATGTTGGTTGTGAAAGTAGAAATTCTTCTCTTCAAAGCCATAGGTACTAATACTACATCAGCAATATATTCCATTCCTACTTGGTCATAAGATAATTGTAACAAGTCTTCAAGTCTTGTGACTGTTAGAGATGTACCTGAAGCTAAACCAGTAGCGTTAGTTGAGATACAACCATCGATACCAGCCATTCCTCTTGCAAATCCAGAAGCTCCTGCTGATGGGCCTGCTCCGTTAAGAACAGCAAATTCCATCTTAGCATTCATTCTCATCAATGCTTTCTCTTTTTGGAAAGTGTAAGGGTCGATGTTTTGAGCGACAGAAACGGCTCTTTCGGTGTTAGAAACTTTTACTGATTCTGTAAGAATAGCAGTATAGTTTACGCTTCTAACTGGAGCTGATAAATCGTCAAAAGATGCGTCTGCACCTTCAACTGAGAAAGTAACTGATGTTGGTCTGGTTTGATTAAAGGTTGTCCACTCATGTAGAGTGTTTCTTGCTACAGATGTTCCAAGATTTCCTATTAAATAGTTACCTCCTAAAGGAGAAACATCTTTAAGTAAGGAGATTAAGTCTTCTCTTCTTGAAGCGTCTTGGTAAGTTAATAATCCAAACGGCATAGTTATGTTTTGTTAGTGTCCTTTCTCACCATTAATTTACAAACCAATTTTTTTCAATCTTTCTTGTATTGCAAAAGACCTATCGTTTGAGTTAAATGAATACATTTTTTGCTTTAAATCCTCAGCAGTAAAGTCTGTTCTGATATTTTTACCAGTACTGACTAAACCAACTTGGGCTTTAGCAACTTGTGTTTTTTTGTACTCAGATACTGCGTCTTCTCTTTCTTTTAGAGTTGCGTTCATTGGTTTATACACTCTTAATACTTCATCAGCTGCCATAGATAAACTTGCGTTTTTCCCTTCCAGCTGAAGTCTTGCTAATCTGTCTTTGACTAACTCAACAAATTGAGGGTCATAGTCAGTATTAGCGGGGTCGAGATAAGGGTGTTTAGTAACAGCCTTTTCCACCTCGATAGTGTTCTTAGCGTCTTCTGCTAAGGCCTTAGCCTCAAGTGCTGACATCTTCAGAGACTTTAGGTCTTGGTTTAACTTGTCGATGAGAACATTTCCTTCTTCATCTACATAGTCGCCCATGTCCTCTGAAATGTTGCTTGAGTAGTTAGACACTTCTGTCTTAACCTCCGCTTGTTTTTTTACTTCAAGCTCTTTCAACTTAGCTTTTAGTTCCTTATTGGAAGCTAATAGCTTTTCAAATTCTTTACGAGTACGCTCTGCGGCGTGTTCTGGAAGATTTGGTTCTCCCTGTGTAGTTGTTTGTTGGTCTGGCAAATTACCTGAAGATGCTACATCAACTTCTTGGACTTCCAAATTGTCCATAGTGCCGTTTGGATTTTGATCCATTAACAGTTCTCCTGCTCAATTAAATAGTGGTTAGGGCGAGCATCACCCAGAACTAAGTTAAGAAATAAAATTATTATGGGGTATGTCAATAGTTAAAAGAAAAAGGGCAAGGATTTTACTCCCTGCCCTGCCTTTGTTTAGCTTCCGTAAAAGTGTACGGTCTCCCAGTTTCTTGACCATAATGCAAAATGTCATGGCATCTGCAACAAATAGTCATCAAATTAGAAGGTTCGTCCTGTCCACCGTGTCTTCGCCACCTGATGTGGTGAACTTCCAATATAATATCGGAATAGCGACCGCCAATACCACAGAACCTACAAAGAAACCCATCAGTTTCAAGTACTTGATACCTAAGGTCTTTTGGTAAGCGTCCCACATAACACCTCCTAATCACACCAAGTTAAAGAATCATCTGGTAAGAAAATGAAATTCTTAGTTTCAATCTTCTCAATCCGCCACCCGTTTTGGATATAACTTTTAGCCATATTATAGGCAAGTTGCACAATAATTGGCAAGTAAATATCCATAACCTGTTTAGTCATATAAACAGGTTGTTCCCCGTCTTTCACCAAAATAATGTGAAGTTCGAAACGATAATGGGGCATATCCCACCTCCTTAAAAATAATAATACTACTTTTAAAAGTGATGTGTTAGAATTTATTTAATGCCAACTGAGAGGAATAACAGGTACTATAAAAAGTCTATGAATCAATGGATTTTTAACCAAATGATTTATGACGAAAGAGAAGCCAATGGTTTCTCTCAAGAAGAGATGGGACGACTTCTGAAAGTTACTGGAAAAGTTATTTCCAGATACGAGATGAAGAAATGCAAACCTTCTATGGAAGTAATCGTTGAATTTTTAAAAGTGTTTAATAAGAAAATTTTTATAGTTGATAGATACGAAGATGTTTCAGAATTTGATTTTAAAGACAGAACAGAGACACATTTTAAAGATTAACAGTTCCACTTTTTCAAACTTAAAGCTTTTCTTGTAGGTCTACCCTTTTCATCTTTCATAGGGCCTTTCATTCCACCCATACGAGCGCAGAATGATTTTCTTCTGTTGTATGCTTTACTACCCTTTTTAAGTTGCGACGGAGGTGTCGTCACGGCCATACTCAAAGTGCTTCCAGGATTCTCTCTTCTATACGAAGCAATACCTTTTCGGTTCAACCCGCCTTTAGGATCTTTACCTTCTGTTCTTTTCCATGCTGCTGTTTTGTATGCCATAACTTCCTCGTTCATATAGGAATACAACAGCTTTGGATAATAAATCAATCCTGTCTCCAAACTTACCAAGTCCCGTATTACATTTGTAACAGAGTAACCCTCTTATCTCTTTAGTTTTGTGGTTATGGTCAATACAATATCGATTAGAAATATTAACGCTACAGATACAACATCTATACTTTTGTTTTCTAAGAAGTTGTAACATTTTCTCTTCAGTTGTTTTATGTTGATCAAATCTACTGCGTCTTTTGTGACAACTTTTACAGTCAGCACGAGTTTTACGATGTTTTCCATACTGGTAATATTCTGTTAGAGGTTTAAACTCTAAACAGACTTTGCAATTCTTTCCCAATTCCTTATCTCTTAAATATAGCCTGTAGTAATTTTACCACATACTCTTTTTTAAAGTTTAAGATATCTTGTGTTGATGCTTTTTTCTCAAGTATTAATTTTTTAAGTTTTTTAACATCAAGATTAAATTCTTTAGTTAAGTTCTTCAGTTTTTTTATCATACTGTTCTAACCAGTTTTTAAATGCTTCTTTTGTCATTACTCCATTCTTTCTTGAAATTTCAGCATTGTTTCTTATAAGAATAAAAGTTGGGATACTGGTGACTCCAAACTTTCCTGCCTCATCTGACTCATCTATGTTAATTTTAGCAAACTCTATATCAGAGAAAACAGTCTTGAGTTCCTCAAATATAGGTAACATTGTCTTACATGGGTTACACCAATCAGCATAGAAGTCTATTATTTTCATCATAGTTATTTTTTCTTGTAAGTTTTAAGTTTCTTAAACTCTTTTGGGTCAATAGTAGATTTTGATTTGGATTTAGAAGTACCCATTCTTTTAGCAAGTGCTATGTTTTTAACCAAACTATTTTTCATTCTTTTTAATTGTGCGATAGTCTTCTTCATTATTTTTTCTTCTTTGATTTATTAGCCGCTGATAACGCAACAGCGATGATTTGACTTCTGGAACGAGCTTTGCCCATTTGTCCTTTTGCTTTACCTGACTTCTTATTGTCTTTGTAAAGCTCAGATATATTCTTGGAAACATTTTTACCAAGTGGCATTTATTTCATGCCTTTCTTTTTCATCATTTTCTTTTTGTCCATCATTTTCATTCCAGACTTTTTGGCGTATGCTTTAGCCATTTCTTTACCTTTTTTATCGTAACCAAATTTTTTCTTGCCTACCATTGGCATAATTAATCCTTTCAAAAATTTACTAATTAACTAATACTAAATCTAAGATGTTTTTATAGCTTTTAGTTTTTTAATTTTAGGTTCTTTAATCTTTTTAGGTTTTCTTGCTTTAGCGATTCTTGATTTTTTAATTCTGACTTTTCTTCCTTTTTTTGCTCTTGTTCCAGAGGTTTTACCAGATAATGATTTAAAAGATGTCCTACCTTTACCAGTATCTGGGTCTTGTCTAAACTGCATATTTAAGAAACTGTCGTAGTTTGTATTTTGAGTTTGTTGTTCTTTTAAGAAATTTATTTTATCTACGGTTGGGGCAAGAGACGGATTTGATTTTAGTAAATCATTTATCTCAGCTTTTGACATACTGTAAATAAATTTTTCTTGAGAATTAAGATCTAACTTTGTTTCTTTTTCAACTATTCCGTTTATTATGTTTTGTACTTCTTTCTTACTAAAGTCTTGAGAGAGTGAATTTGCAGTTGTGGTATCTCCAGTTTTGATAGCTTCTTCCAATTTTCTTCTTCTCTCGTCTCTATCTTTTTGTACCCTTACAAGTTCCCCAGTCTCTGCCTTGAACCTTAAAGGAATTTCAAGAGATCTGGCAGCCGCCTCTGTGTAGTTAACTGGTTTTCCTGCTAAGTAGTCTGTGTAGAGTTGAAGTCCCTCTTGAATGAAGTTAGGGTAACCAACAGCACCTTGTAGAAGTTTTGCGTAATTTAAAGCTTGTTGCTCTGCAGGTAAAGGATTACCATACTTGTCTGTACCAATTAGAGGTCTTCCTGCGTAGTCGACATTTGTTAAAAACGACACAGCAGTTCCAAGTCCTGGTGATAACCTGTTTCTAATAATTCTTTGAGGTACTGTGTAATCCCCGTCATAAATACCTGTCACTACATCAAAAGGTAGTCTTACAAAATCTGCTGCAGTACCAAATAAATTTACATAAACTTTTTTACCTGTTGGGTCATACATACCTGTGTCGATGTTAAACTTCTGTCCTGGTTCGTTTTCGTACATATAGTGACCTGATAATAGCTTGTTATGTACATTAGCACTTACATAAGCAAATATCATGTTACGAGCAAAAGTTCCGTAAGCTTTGTAAGCCCCAGTTCTATCAGTTACAGACTTGTATATTCCATAAGGTATCTCGGCAAAGTTTGTTGCAAACCAGTCTGGGGCAAGTAGTAAAAGTCTAATCATATCTTGGGTCTCTTTACTTCTGCCAAGTTGTTCTACATTAATACCCCCAAAAACACCGTTAACAATCTCAGCAGCTTTTCTGGCAGCTTCTTTTTCAGGTAAGTTAACTTTTAAATCATCATAAACTTGATAGAACTTATCAGTTTTAATAGCGGGTATTATTTGGTTGAATAAAGGTTTCTCAAACCACTCATTCCATTTCTCACCAAACTTTGAAGCTTTATCTTGTAACAAAGTTTTAGTGTTAAAGTATTGATCAGGTTTGTTTGCTGTGAGGTCAGCTAAATCTTTAGCAGATACATTAAGACCTGCCTTTATAGCAAAATCCATCTTATTTAAATTAGCATCAATGTATCTTTGAGCAGCTTTTGGGTTAGCTAAAAAGTAAGCACCTTGTACAAACCCAGCGAGAGGGTTACCTGAGAAAAGAGTGTTTCTAACTAAGATGTTTAATCCATGAGCGTTTATACCAGTATTAGCAAGACCAAATGTTAGCATTCTTTGTTTAATGTCTGATAGGTAGTTAGCAGTTTTAGCAAGGAAATCATCTCTTCCAATATCTAAATAATTGTTAATAACTCTGGCAAGTTCTGGACTTGCTTTGTAGTTTTGAAATATTTCTTTATCAGTTCCAACTCTTACTTTGTATTTAGGAAAGTTAGTACTTAAGTCTACCCAAGAAGAAGGTGCTTTACCTCCAGGTGCGATATAACCATTACTAATTAACTTTGCAAAGAAATCTCTATCGGCAAGTGCCTTGTTTGCTGTTTGTTCGTACCATTGAATAAGTTGAGCAATATTTTCGTATCTTGGTGTAAGACCTCCTTCGATACCAGTTTGATAATCTTCAATAACCCTTGATAAGGTAAACTCTGGTTGTTGAGTAAGTCTTCGTCCTTGTGGTTTTGTAAAAGTCTCAGCAACAGTTTCAGCACTATCTGCCCATAGTTGTGGTAAGTAATTATCAAGGTAACCTAACTGAACATTTTTAGATTTAAGAAGAGAGTATTTCTCATCAAAGTATTTTTTAACATCTGCAAATCTTTTTCCAGTCTCACCTTTTTGAAATGCGATAATTCCTTGTCTTCCAAGTTTTGCTAAGTCTTCGAATTCTTTAAATTTAATAAGCCCTTGAATAAAAGTTGCTTTTCTTTGATTAACCCAATCTTTGTAAAGGTTTTGAATATCAAAATTGAGTTCTTTAACAGGGGCAAACACTTGATTCCATTTACTTGGTGAAGGGATCTCAAATGTTTCTTCTTTACCAGATGGTGTTTTAAGTCTTTGAGTTTTAGTTTTACCAACAACTCCCTCACCTCTTGCAAGGTACTCATTTTTTGTAATTGGGTTTATGTTAAAAGTTCCGTCTTTTGATACTGTGAAGTTTTCAGTTGCTGGAGTTTCGCCTCTATTAAAAGCATTTAATGTATCGGTCTCATCTTGTAGAGGTTTGAATATCTTAGAATAACCACCTCCAAGTCCAGCAAGTCCTCCTCCTATGAAAGCACCTCCAGCTGTACCAAGTCCAATGTTTGATAATACAGTCCCAAATCTTTGTTCTGGGGCAACATTTTGTGCTTGTTGTAATCCTTGAAACCCGCCAGAGATACCTCCGTAAATAGCACCTTCTTTAGCACCAGTTTTAATAATTTGTTTGATTCCAGGTGTGGCAAGTGCCCCAGCACCTTTTAATGCCTTAACACCTTTGAGTGCTTTTGCTGGCGCGAAGAAAGTAGTTGCGGCATCAAAGATTCCTTGTCCGATTCTTCCAGTCCCTTTATAATATTCTCCCTTTGAAATATCAATTCCACCTCCAATTAAATTTGATGGAATATTAAAAATATCTTGAACAGATTGAACAACAAAATTACCAAACATTCCAGGAATAGTTCCAAAACCAGTTTCACCAAATGGCTTACCAAAGTCTAAACCTTGTTCAATATAACTCCATTGTTTTGGTTGTTGTACTGGGGTAGTTGACGGTTGTGTAACCGCAGCTTTCATATTTGAAAAATTTGATATTGCCTGGTTAACTGCTTGTTGTTTAGTGTCCATATCACAATAATACTAAAATTACTGTGTTCTTACATTACCCTTACTATCGACTACTGCCCCGTTAGAAGATTGAAATAGTAGTACATCAGAGTTTGGTTCTTTGCCTATATATCTTAGTCCGTAGGCGGCAAGATTTTGATTTAATTGTTCAGGTGTTTGAGCTCCCCCTGCGAGAGAAGCAAGTAAGTTTGCTCTTCCTGCTGTAACTGCGGAAGTGTTATCAATTCCTGAAGTTGGGAAGTTAATATTTTGTTGTGTAACTCTTTGTTGTAATGCTAAGTTTTGAGCGTTTAAGGCTGCTTGTTCTCTTGCTAAAGTTAGGTTTGTTTCAAGTGTAGTTGCTTGGTCTTCAATTTGCCTTCTTCTTGTAGCAAATTCTTGTAGAGCTGAAATAGTTTGACTTGCTTTTGTAACACCAGCTTGAGCTCTTGCGGCTTTAATATCGTTTATTTGTTTATTAAATTGATCTCTTGCTGATGTTAATGCTCTTTCCTTTTCAAGATTTAGTTTGTTAACATTAGCATTATATTCAGATTGAATTGCTCTTAATTGATTATTAATATTTTCCACACCTTGAGCTCTTTGTTGTGATATAGCCCCTTGTTGTCTTAATTGTTCTCTTCCAATTAATTCACCAGCAGCTTGAGCTGCAGATGAACCGCCTACTCCACCAAATTGTTGTACTGCTCTTAGACCTTGTTCTTCCGCACCTCTTCTTGTTTGTGCGAATAACTCTTGTTCTTGTTGTCTTAATGCTTCTTGTTGTTGAGCCCCAGTTTGTTGTTGTAAAGATAGTTGTTCTTGTAACTGTGGTAGATAAGATTCATATTGAGTTTGGATACCTTCTAATTGTCCAGGAAGTGTCCCTGTTAATTGTTGTTCAAGTCCTGTTAAATATGAAGTTTGCGCCTCGTAAGCATTTTTAATTTGTTTGGCAACATCTTCTTGATATTTTTGTTCAGCAGATTTACCACTTGGTTTAGATGATGATGTTTTAGAAGTAGTACTTGTACTTGGTGTAGTTGTACTTGCTGTAGTTGTAGGTTTTGTTTGTGTAGCTTGAAATCTTGCTTGAGAAGACGCTTTAGTATCTCCAATTTGTGATTGTTGAAGATTAGGGTTTACCTTTTTAACCATAGACATCTGTGGTGTCTTTTTAACAGAGTTAGTAAACATTTGAGATGCTGGTGTATATAAAGGAAATTGACTTGCCATACAAAATTAATACAAAATTATCTTGTCAATACAAAAGGTTTTTCTGGGGAATCAAATATTCCATACCCACATTTAGTGCATTCTACCTGATTAGGTCTAACTCTTTTAAAAGAATGTTGACAGTTTTTGACTTTGAGAATAGTTATATGTAACTTACTCGGAGTCTGAGACTTGTCCAATACTTCCTGTGATGTTGTCAATGATTGCTCGCTGACTTGCGATGAATTGGTTGTACTCTCTGATGAGTTCTGCTTTTCCATACTGTTTATTATAAGCCATCGCTAACTCTTCTGAAGTTTTATAGACCGATGGGTTGGGAAACTCCTGCACCTTGCCCATTAAAAAGCTGTGAAGCAGTTGGTAACCCTTGTGATCCCGCACCTCCAAGATTAATTGAGCCTGCTTGAGCAATTCCTCCTGCCCCTTCGAGAGTTGGGGTTGGTAGTCCCCCACCCATTCCTGGCTGTCCAGCTCCTGTTTGTACTGATTCAAAAAATTTTCCGGCATTTCTTACTCCATTATCTTCCGCTATCGCGATAATTAAATCTTTTACTTTTATTCTATCTCCCTCACCTTGTAGTTGAGCAGTTACATTAGGATTTAGTAATATGGTTAGAAGTTGATTTCTTCCATTGATTAATTGGTCGTTAGTACCAATAGCCATTGATTTAACATCAGGAATGTAATCATAGTTTCCTTCCATATCATCAGGGGTCACTCTTAGAACTGCAAACTCCCCGTACTTATCCATCTCCATTTTAGGCGCAAACTCACCAGTCTTTGATGAAGGTTTCATGTTAACTGGGAAAGCTGGGATTGCTGTTTGCTCAATCATTGTTTGAATCATATCTGGGTCTGCCATATTTGGATCTTGTGAAATCATATCTCTCATTTGAGTTGTGACTTCGTCTGGAACTTCCATATCATCTAAAGCATACCTCTTTAGTTCGTTTAGCATATCCATTCCAGTAATTTTAAAAATCATTTCATATTTGGTTGGGTCATCGAATAAGAATTGTTGGATTAATTGAATCCACATTACCATTTGGTCTTTTAGTGACTCTGTTAAGTAAAGTTGGTTAAATTGATCTCTGGATTGCATCTGTGAAAATGTTGCTCTTACCTCAGTTGCTGTCTTTTCAGTAGCAGTTGGGTTAACATTTGATACGCCAGATGATAACTCACCAAGTGCTGTGTTGAAAGCACTCTTTAGAACCTGATAGGTTGTAGAGAATTGTTGAACAACTTGGGTACCCGATTGGTGCTCGATAATATTGTTAGGTGTAGAACCTGTAAGCCACAAAGCATTAGGGGCATAGACGATAGTATCCAGTCTAACTCCGTCAGCATTGTTAGCCACCTTAATTGGAGGTCTTAAAGAGAAGTTAATTTGATCTTGGAAAGCACAAAGGTTAGCATTAATAGCTCTTTGAATTGGAAGCACTGCCTCAAATTCACTCTCGCCATAAACATCGTCTCCGTTTTGGTAGTATCTTAGTTGTACTACTGGGATAATCTTAGAATCAAGTGGATTCTCTATATCTCTTAGGATTAAACCGTATCTTGGGGTAAATGTAATCCACCTGTCTTTTCTATATTCAGTAACAACCTCAACTGTCTTAAAGTAAATGTCTTGTCCGACTCTATCTTCAAGTCCTCTTAGTTGTTTAACCATTGATGTGTATCTTGTATCCCTCCTGTCACCTTGATATTCAGCGAACATTAGTTTTTCTAATTCATCTAAATTTTCGTATAGGTTTACCCCATCGATTGTTGTATTTTTTAAATCTTGTAGTGTTCTCCACTCTCTAACTTGTACCCAGTTAGCATTTTTAACTGAGTTTGCTTGGTAATCTACAAATACATCTCTGTTATCGAGTACTTTAAACTCGACTCCATCGTAGTCATCTGTCTTTCTCCAGTAACAAAGTCCAAATGCCGCACCAAATAGTCTTGTATAAGTGTCCATTAAAGCCCATTTCTCAAGCATTGAGCCACCAAGTTGGGCATTATCCCAGTAATAATCAAGAATTGAGTTGATAATCTTAGCTTTAACAGCGTCTCCAGTCTCTCTTGGTACAACAACACCTCTTAATTTTCCGTTAAATAGTCTCGATGTCTTTTCAATAAGAGCAGTTCTGATAACTGGGTCTACTACTTTTGATAAATAAGGCCAGTTAGAAGGTAATTTTCCGTAATAAGCTTTAATAATATCGTCCCAACCGTTTTTTCGTAACTTTCGGGTCTCCATATCCTGTGTTCCGTAAGTGTAATGGTAGTTAACTTCAGCAAATAGTGAGTTGTAACCATTATCCATTGCGTTTACTTCGGGAATGGTGTTAATTGGTGGATTAATATTATTGTCCATACTAAATCAATACAATATCCTATTCAAAAGTCCATTTGGAGACATCACTCTGTGGGAGTACTAAATCGTTATACCTTCTCATAAATCCTCCCCCGTCTACATTTACAAAATAATACTCTAATGCCCTCATAGAGTGACTATACTCATCGTGAAGAGGGGTCTCGTTACTGGTTGAAAACATATTTGCTTTCCTATCTGGGTATCTATAGTTAAGAAGACAGTCTCTTAACCTTTCAAGTTTGTTGTCAACATACAAAGACCTCATATATTTGTGAGTAATTCTAATTTGTTCAGGGATTTTAACCCCAGTTTTGGTTCTAATGTGGATTCCATGTTTTGAATACTCCTCGATTGGGGAAGTATTTGTAACTATTGATCTCGCATTACCGGCAGGGTCACCTGTGAAAAGAGAGGGCTCTCGGTAAGGTTTGGATTTGATAAGTGCTGCAAAGTAATCTACATTAGCATTTTGTTCTTCGTGATAGTCAATAATTCTAAATTCATTACCATTTGGTTGTATCCAGATAATTGCAGTTGGGTCATTAACTCCAAAGTCCATAGTCACATTTACTTCTAAGAAAGGATCATAGTCAACCACCTTGAATTGACTGACTACATCAAACTCTTTATAGACTTGTCCAGATACTGAGACAAACTCTGCCATATACTCTTGCTTAAATGAATCTTCAGTAACTTCCAGTTTGGCTTTTTCTAACTCGTCCTTGTCAAGGAAAGGGTTATTGTAAGAGGTGAATCTAAATGAAGCATAGTCTGGATCACCACCAGCTCTATTAAACATTTCATAGAAGTGATTAAATCCTTTAGGAGTTGAAATAAACATCGCGTGTCCTTTTGAGTCAGTAAGGGTTGGTCTTAAAACATCACTCCAGACATAAGTCCAGTTTCTCATACTTGCAACCTCGTCCACTACCAGATAATCAATTTTATTACCTCTGGCAGACTCAATGTTTTCAGTTCCCCTTAACCAGATAACAGATGTAGACGGAAGTAGGTGTCCGTTTTTATCAATATTTTTAATTGGGATTTCCATTCTGGATTCGTTAGGTTCACCAGCCCAAAGTCCTGCTTCTTTAGAATAAGTCTTTAGATTATTCCAGACAATGTCACGAGCTTGTGAAATAGTAGGGGCAAAGTAAACCACTTTAGCAGCCGGGTTAAGTAAAGCAAAGTACATCATCGAAATAATAGAAAGTTCACTTTTGCCAAATCTTCTTCCGGCACAAACAACCTTAAACCTGGCTGGGTTTTCATAAATTTGAAGTTGTGAAGGGTGAAAGTCTCTCATATTTTAGTATTATAGGTTATAATATCATTATGAGTAGGAAATTTGTAGACTCTGAAATTAAAGAACATTTCAAAAAAGTACCAAAACCTGTTAAACAAAAGATAGTTAAAGACTTAGTAACCCAAGATTACACTCAAAAAGAAATTGCTAAAATGTTTGGAGTGAGTGCTATTTATGTCCATAAGTTAGCTAACTCTGAGATCAACGACACTTTACTTAAGAAGTTAAATGCTGAAGTTGAAAAACTGAATAAGATGAAAGATGTTTACATTAAAGCAGTTGCTAAAGACTTAGAACTTAACACTTATAAGAAGTTGCAAGAAGGTGTGGGCGAAGCAAAGTATTCCGATGTACTTAAAACTGCTGAGTTTTTAAAGAGTACTGTTAATAGTTCTAATCAACAAAGTCACAGTCAGACTAATATTCAAATAGTAATGCCTAATTCTGTTAAGAAGAAATTCAATCTTGTCCAAGAAGAGCCTTTAGAGCAGCCTTTAATTTAATCGTTTTCTAACTTTCTTTTTTCTCAAATACAGATTTGTCAAACTCGTTAAATCCAACAAGGTACCCACCACTCCAAACACTCTTAGCGTCTTTTGTAACTAACGATTTAAATTCGTTGTAGTACTTATCATACTCTTC